GTCCGCTAAGGAAACGCAGACTTCTTGACTTATTTGTCGATGTCTGCTCTGCGTAAGTTCATTTCCAGTGACAGCAGTAGCCGTATGGTGCACGTTACGCGCCCGGTAGATAATTCCTCCAGAGGTTCTACCGTTAAGCGGTGTCACGCCTGCTCTCAGAGCGAGCGTGATACCAAGGAAACGATCCACAATGGACTGCTGCTTATTCGGCTCAGGTATGGCTTGCCATACTCTGAGTTACCGGACAGCAGTCCTGGTGAACTTTCTCGTTTCCTCTCTTTTCTTTTGCTACAGGGTAAGGAGCGGACCTCTGTAGCCTTCCCTCGCCGCCAGCGGCGAGGGGAAAACGGCCTCTGTTCGCTACAGAGGCTGTGTCGAAGAGATCGTTGGGGCCTCGCCCATTCGGTCTCGTCAATAAAGAGGAACCTGCCAGCAGGTTGCTCGCGACACACTCCCTCAGTACGTTCTTCATGGGAAAAGAACGTACTTTCTCAACCCCCCCCCTCATCCCCCGAGTACCTTGCCCACGTACGTAGAGTGGCGACTCAGGTATTCCCTTCTGGTTGGGATAGGCGCTACAACGATTTCGTCGGTCGTCATGTGCCCAACCCCACTGCGAGAGAGCCAACTAAGTCTCGCGCCGACCATCTTTGGGCCGGCAGAAGGGGAGAGTTTTTTAACGCGGCGACCAAAGAGAACGAGCTTAGCAGCTTGTTCTTCGCCCGTTACAAAGAGGTTCAGTCTGCGGGTAAGAAGCGTCCTTTGCTCATCTTTGATGAGCGGGTGGACCTCCTTGCGCCAATGCATAGTCTGATGTACCACACATTAGGTAAGCAAGACTGGCTTCTCTGCGGTCCTCCGACCGAAAAACGGATGACATCTGTCCTTGTTAACGACTACCAGACCTCCGTCGATCTGGTAGCGGCAACTGACGGTCTACGCCACGACGTGGCCGAGACACTCCTTGACGCGTTGTTCTTCACTTCGGTGAAGATTCCTCGTTCCCTTCGGTTGTTAGCGAAGGGTTCTCTTAGTCCGATTTTTCGGGCCGAGGATTGCACGCTCAAGAGAGTCCGTCAAGGACAGATGATGGGGTCCTACCTCTCCTTCCCCCTTTTGTGTCTCCAGTCTTACTGTGCCGCCTCCTGGGCGGCGCGGTTCGATAGTGGAGCCCGATATCTCGTGAATGGGGATGACTGTGTCATCTCGGCGTCACGTTATGTCACCGTGCAGGACTACCCTGATGGGTACCGACTCAACGATGACAAGACAATTCGGGCTAAGAACGTAGCCGAGGTTAATTCAACCTGCTTTCTTAGACAAGGGGGAAAATGGCGTGAAGTGCGCCATTTACGGAGAGGAGGAGCTCCTACCGATTACTGTGGTATGATGCACATGGCGAAAGCCGTGTCATCAGCTCAGTGCTGGGTCGACGCCTATCAAAGGTGTCGGATCGGTAGGAGATGGGGTTTTCTCCCTTCTCAACTTAACCACTATGGTTATCCTGCTCATTTGAGAGAGTCAGGCCTCAGGGTGCGTAGAACTTATACGCCCTTGCCGGAACCGGTTGTTGACCGTTCGTTCCCTGAGGAGTTGCTAGTGATCACCGGAAGGGATCCTAGTCCGTGCGAGGCCGAGGCTTTGCGGTCGTCTTTGTGGACGCACGGGAGAATGGGAGGTTTGAAGAGAGACGTATGGAATCCGTCCTGCGGTTCCGTACGTCGGACCTACTCTTATCGCAAGCTCAAGCGAGTGAGTGCGCTTTCCTTTGTCTGGAAGCGTCCTGCCTATAAGGCAGAAAATGAGCGGGGCTGGTTTGTCGTTCCGGCGACTTACCAGTCTGACGAAGAAAGGAGAGGCCTAGACGAGTTGGCCCTTTTTAGGGACAACTGGGACGCTGGCTTTATTAGCCTTTGTCCTCTGGACGTCTAGGGATGAGTTCCGTGGGAACCACATCGTTTCTGGTCGGTCGTGTGTGGACGTAGTGAGCCTGTGGTTAACGGCGGGGCCAGCCCTGTAGGTCGTAACACTCGTGGAGGAATCTATCCCTTTGAGCTCAATGAGTGTATTAGGGTTACGAGACCACGGTG